ACTTATTGGTACTTGGTATGCAAACAGAGAGTCGGTGGTCGTAGGCCAGTCCGCTATGACACTCCCTTTGGCGGTAGAGTCTCTGCTTCAACCTTACCGCATTTATGGGATTTAAAAATGGCCTGTGAAGGATGCCGGCGCCGCCGGGAATGGTTAAAAAACTGGTTGAGGATAGCCCATGAAAGAGCAACAGGTAACCGCCCTGATAGCAGCGCTGCTGGCGGAGACGCAGGCAAAGCAGGAACAGACAGCAGCACTAACCCGCCTGGCTGAGTCCAACGAATCGTTGGTCGCCATTCTGGCCGATGCTTTTAGCAGTGATGCTGATCTTATCGAAACGACGTCCATTGATGACCTGCGCCCTCAGTATCTGAGTACCAGGGGGTAATCATGCAGGCAGGAAAACTGCGCCACCGGATTTGCCCACAAAAGCGGGTTTCCTCGCAGAATGCGGAAACAGGTGAAGTTGTAACCGAGTGGATCAATATCGCTTCATCAACTTCTGATGGCTGTATCTGGGGCGAGGTTACCGCAGTCTCGGCGCGAGATTTTGTCGCAGCACAGGCATTTCAGAATGCGGTAACGGCCAGGATAAAAATAAGGTTCAGAGATGATATTAGTGCAAAGTGCCGCATTCTTTTCCGAGGGAAGATCTACAACGTTGAAGGCGTTCTGCCAGACCCGGATAGCGGCCTGGAGTATTTGACCCTTCCATGCTCAGAGGGGACAAACGATGGCTGATGGCGTTGAATACACCCTCACTGGCGTTGATGAGCTGATGGGTAAGCTTGCCTCTATCAGTGATGACATGAAGCGCAAAGGAGGGCGTGCAGCCTTGAGAAAGGCTGCCAACGTTATCGCCAACAGGGCAAAGGCAAATGCTCAGCGACTGGATGATCCAGAAACAGGACGCAGCATTGCAGACAATATCGCAGTGCGTTGGAATGGCCGCGAGTTTAAGCGCAATGGAAACCTGGCCTTTCGCATTGGCGTTCTGCATGGGGCAGTGCTTAAAAAGCATCCGGATAAAGCTAAGAATGCACCAACGCCGCATTGGCGCCTACTGGAGTTCGGTACGGAAAACATGCGGGCTCAGCCATTCATGCGGCCGGCGGCTGAAAATAGCGCGGCTGAGGCGTCCAATACCTTCGTTGAGGAATACGGAAAAGCCATCGATCGGGCGATAGCCAGAGCGGCTAAGAAAGGGAGCAGAGCATGATCGCACCAATTTTTAAAGTTTGTGCTGCCAGTCCGGCAGTGACGGCGCTGATCGGTTCAAATCCTGTGCGGTTATATCCCTTTGGCCTGCAGGATGATGTAGTGGCTTATCCCTATGTTGTTTGGCAGAACATCAGCGGAGAGCCAGAAAACTATCTGGACAGGCGCCCGGACGCCGACAGCTACACGCTGCAGGTGGATGTGTATGCAGATACGGTCACATCTGCCACTGCGGTGGCTACAGCGCTACGTGATGCCATAGAGCCACACGCCTACATCACCCGGTGGGGCGGCCAAAGTCGTGACCCAGAAACAAAGCGTTACCGCTATTCATTCGACGTTGATTGGATAGTGCTTCGCTAACCCTCCCAACTTTTCAACATACCGGCCTTGCGCCGGTTTTTTATGACCGGAGATCACCATGTCTGTACTGACACAAGGCACGCAGTTGTTTGTCCTCGCTAATGGCGTTGTAAGCGAGGTTGAATGTATTACCAACTTTACCCCAGGCGGCAATCCGGCAGATCAGATTGAAGACACATGTCTATCGGAGCGAAAATCGAAGACCTACAAAAAAGGCTTGCAGACCCCTGGCCAGTCGTCAGTAACGCTTAACGCGGATCCAGCAAACGCCAGCCACTTGATGCTGCACAACCTGGCAGAGACTGACGATGAAACACCATTGACCTGGGCTTTAGGCTGGTCTGATGGTGAGTCGTTACCGACCGCCGCCGCGCCTGGTGCACCTGGAGCAGTCGATGGGTTGTTATTGCCGGATGATCGCACCTGGTATGTTTTCCAGGGTTATGTGTCCGATTTTCCTTTCGACTTCCAACAAAACACAGTGGTCAGCACAGCCGCAACAATCCAGCGTTCTGGCCCTTCGATTTGGGTGCCAAAGGTTCAGGCTGGTAGCTGATCAATTTACCCGTCGGGGCTGCGGCCCCGCGTTAACTTCTTCCTGATGGTAGCGATATGAAATTAACTTTGGATTCATTGAAAGAACGCGGAGCCTTCACTGGTCGCCCGGTTGAGAAGGAAATCACCTGGAAGCAGGGCGAGGACGAAATTACCGCTACCGTGTTTGTGCGCCCTCTGGGGTACTACACAGCGCGTTCAGATATTCTCGCGGTGGGTGGGAAAATTGATGGGGTGGCCGGCCGCATCGCTGCTTCCATTTGCGATGAAAATGGACAACCAGTCTTTACCCCGGCAGATATTACCGGAGAGGCGGATCCTGAGCGTGGTGCTCTAGATGGTAATTTAACGGTGGCATTGCTGGTGGCCATCCAAGAGGTTAATAATCTGGGAAAGACGGAGCCATCAGCGCAGACGACGAAGCCTGGTGCGAATTAGTCCTTAACGGTATCGGCGGCAGGACGGTAGCAGAAGCTCAGGAGCGTCTGAGTCTTTCAGAGTTTCGTCTGTGGATGAAGAACCGTAATAAGTACGGCAGTCTAAACCCCATGATGAGGACTGAGTGGGGCGCCGCGCTGGTGGCTAGCATGATTGCGAACGTGAACAAAAAAGAACACGCACCTTCTTTTCATATTACAGATTTTGCACCGCACATTAAGTCAGAAGAAAAAACTATCAGTCTTGATGAGGCGAAGAAGGAGTGGGCGTAGTGTGTTGGTGATTTTACAGCTTACAATATGCAATCGATTTGCTAACATTTGATCACCATTTATACGACTGGGTTGGCATGTGAAAAAAATAATTGCGTTAATTATAATTGGGGTTTCTCTTGCAGGATGTAAGCCAAGTGAGAAAAAAGCACTGGAGTTATCAGAAAAAGAAATAACTATCAACTTAAAAGATCCGGATAGCGCAAAGTTTAGGTTTGTGCGTTTGGCTAAATTAGAAAATGCAAAAGATAAATCAACGAATTCAATCGTTTGTGGACAAATAAATTCAAAGAATGGATTTGGTGCTTACACCGGATTTACCAGATTCATTGTTGCTTTGAATATGACTCCAAAAGGATATTTTTCTAGCTCTGTAACTTACAAAGTTGCACTAAGTAAAATATTTGAATCTGAAACTGAATCGGAATATTTTGATTATACAAAGCTATGTGGCGAAGATAAATAAAACACAAGGCTTAAATCACAAACCTCGCTCAGGCGGGGTTTTTTATTGCCCGGAGTATATATGGCCAGTAAGTCACTTGGAACACTAACTATTGATCTTATAGCCAAAACAGGCGGTTTTATTTCAGGAATGGATAAGGCTGAAAGAGCTTCTGAAAAATGGAGGAAGCAGGTTCAAAAGGATGTAGCTGACTCAAGCAAAGCATTAGCAGGGATGGCAAGTGCTGCAGCTGCCGCAGCCACCGCTGTAGGAGTTGCAGGTTATCAGTTATTAAAATCAACCTCAGAACAAGTAGCATCAACTGATAAGTGGGCAAAGTCTTTAAACATGTCAACTCAGGAGTTGTTGGCGTGGCAGTTTGCAGCTGAAAAAGCTGGTTTGTCAGGTGATAACATGGCAGACATTTTTAAAGACTTAGGTGATAAAATAGGTGATGCGGTACTTAATAAATCAGGTGAAGCAGTTGATGCACTAAATGCGCTAGGATTATCAGCAGAAAAATTATCAAAGGTTTCCCCAGATAAGCAGATGCTGGCTATTGGTGATGCATTAGGTAAGATAGGAACAAATTCCGCTAAAATAAATATACTTGAGGGTATAGGAAATGATCTTTCTAAACTAATCCCGTTGTTTGATAATAATAATGAGAAACTTAAGCAATTTATTCAGTTGGCAAAAGATTATGGCGTAGCACCTGATCCTTCATCCATAGATGATTTGATAAAAGTAAATGATCTATTTCAAGACATGGAAGCCCAAGTTAAAGGGTTGAAAATTGAAATAGCAGCAGGACTTGCAAAGGTTGATTTATCACCTCTTCAGTCATCCCTTGATAAACTTCAGGCAGTATTAACAGATCCGCAAGTATTACAAGGAATTGTATCTCTTGTCGGCGAGGTTGCTAAACTGGCAGGATGGATGATAAAAGCTGCCGCGGCAGCTGGAGACCTTGCTGTAAAAACCACTACTAAGCATCAAGGATTGTTTGGCACATTTAGTGACGAAAACATTCCTGCCATGCAGGAAAGAATAAAATTCTTGCAATTCCAGGCGACTGGTTCAAATGCGTCTGAAGAAGATTTGGCTAGCATTAGGTCGCAAATAGAACAGCTAGATAATAAAATATTATCAGCTAAACAAAATGCGATACCGCCATTAAATTTACCTACAGGATCTGCGACAGTAGGTACCAACCAATTTAAATTAGGTGTTGGCGAAACTAATGGAAAGGCAACTCCAGATGCAGGAGCAAAAAAACTTGAGTCAGCATTTAAGGCGACAGAATTAAGTTACATGCGCCAGATAGCGCTGATAGAAACCACAGGTAAAAAAACTGCAGAAGTCACAGAAGCTGAAAAGTTACGCTTTGACCTCGCAAGTGGGAAATTGGTTGGTATCAATGCTGAGCAGCAGAAGCGACTGCTTCAGTTGGCTGATGAGTTGGATAAACTTCAGGCATTAAAGAAAGCCAATGAAGAAAATCTAAAGGTGGCGGCGTTCGCAGCAAACCTGAAATCATCAAATGATAATGATCGCCAGACCTTGAATGCCGATATTGTTGGCGCAGGTATGGGCGAGAAAACCCGTAGCCGAATGAAAGAATTGCTGGGAATTCAGCAAGACTTTATCACTCAGCAGCAAGATCTGCAGAAGCAATATCAGTCTGGTGACATAACTAAATCGCTGTACGACAAAGAAACGCAGGCGTTGCAGGATGCGCTGAAGGAAAGGCTTGAAATTCAAGAGGACTATTACAAGCAGTCAGACGAACAGCGGGATGATTGGTCATCTGGTATTTCTGATGCTCTGATCGATTTTGCTGATCGCTCAAGTGATTACTATCAGCAAGCAGCAGATGCTATGACATCTGTTTTGGGGGCAGCCACCGATTCTATATCTGATCATCTCTATGATGTCATCAGCGGTACAGAGTCAATGGGCGATGCTATTAAGGGGATTTTCTCGGATCTCGGTCAGTCGGTTGTAAAAGCATTGATTGATATGGCTGCTCAGTGGCTTGTTTATCAGGGCGTTCAGTTGCTGATAAATAAAACCACTCAGGCGTCAGCTATTCCCGCAATGGTGGCCAACGCGCAAGCTACGGCATTACAGGCGCAACTTGCCGCGTTTGCTTCAACAGCTGCAATTCCAATCGTCGGCCCAGGGCTTGCTCCAGCAGCGATGGCTTCTGCTGCCGCAGTAACTATGCCAATGGTAGCTGCGATATCTGCTGCAGGCCTATCAGGCATGGCACACGATGGCATCGATGCGGTACCAGAAACCGGTACGTGGTTGCTGCAAAAAGGGGAGCGTGTAACGACGGCAGGTACCAGT